GCACGAGATCCGGCTCGTCGACGAGCGCCACCCGCCGCGCTCGCCTCCGGAGCCGGCGCGCCTGCTGGTGGCCTGCGCAAGCGCGCCGGCCACCGCGACGAGCAGGGCCCCGGTCCGCACCCGATCCGCAGCGAGCCACCGCCAGATCCCCACGGGGGCCTGCAGTGCGCGGCGCATCAGGGTGATCCGGTCGACCGTGAGATCCTCGCGGGCCTGCGCGATGCGCGGGCTCTCGGGCGTCTCCGCGCGCTCGAGGAGCGCCTCGGTGCGGGTGAGCGCGGCCTCGACGCGCCGGAGGACCTCATCGCGCCGGCCGGCGTCCGTGTCGAGCTGCCGGCGGATGGCGTCGACGGCCGTTGCGCTCGCCCGCATCGCACGCGCGACCGGGACGAGGGCGGCGCGGAGATCCTCGTCCATCAGCTCCTCAGCTGGAGGTGTGGCGCCTCGCGAAAGCTCGCACCCGGCCGGCCGTACCAGTCGAGGCCGACCTCGGCCGCGACCTCGCCGACGATGCGCCAGCCCCAGTCGTTCGTCCAGTCCGAATCGGCGTCGCGCGGATCCTCAAAAATCGGCTTTCCATGAAGCATGGGCACAACATCGAACGCGCGCGCCGCGGGCTTGCCGCCCTCGGTGGCGTTGTGCGCGCTCTGCCCGGCTCGGGCGCGGGTGACGATCGGGCCCGGCGCCGTTCGGCCCTGGGCGTAGAGCGCGTCCTGCTCGGCGTCGGAGCGATAGGTGCACGTCACCAGGACGTCGAGGCCGCGCTCGGCGCAGCGGGCGAGGAAGCGCGCGGCGAGGGGGCGAAGCGCGGGGTGAAGGTCGGAGAGAGAGCGAGAGGCCATGCCTGGGCATTACTCCACTTCCGCGACGCCCCGCCGTGACATCTGTGTCACCCCGTGTTCGAATGGATCCGGACGCGACACCCCCACCCCGAGGCACCCATGCTCCTCCTGCTCCTCTCCTGTGCCGGCTCCGCTGATGTGACCGTCGACGACGCCCCCGGCTGCGGCCTGGGCTTCGAGCTCGGCGAGGATGGCCGCTGCTACGAGGAGGTCGACGCCGACACGGCGGACCCCGCGGACGCCGATACCGACACGGACACGGACGCCGATACCGACTCCGACGTCGAGCCGGAGGATCTCGACGAGGACGGCTACAGCGTTGCCGCCGGCGACTGCGACGACGTCGACCCGACCGTGAGCCCCGACGCGGAGGAGACCTGCAACGAGGTCGACGACAACTGCAACGGAGAAATCGACGAGGACCTCGAGCACGCATGGTACCGCGACCGGGATGACGACGGGTACGGCGACCGGAACGACTCGATGTCGAGCTGCGAGGCTCCGCGGGGCTACGTCGGGAGCGACCAGGACTGCGACGACTCCGATGGCGGGGTGTACCCGGGCGCTGCGGATGACACTGGCGACGGGATCGATAACGACTGCGACGGGGCGATCGATGAGGACTGGGATCCGTGCTCCGTGGCCTCCGGTGCGATGTCCTGGCTTCCCACTGGCACCCTCTACCCGGACACGGGAATCACGTCGGTAGTCCTGGACGGCGCCGGTTTGGTGTGCGCAGTGACCTGCTCCGCGTCCTGGGTGGGCGTCGATGGATACGGCGCTCCCTACACCGCGTGCGGAGCCTACACGCTCCCCTACGATGCGACAGCCGGGCTCGGCGTGTGTCTCCAGGTGACCGACCCGGGCACCGACTACGAGGAGGCGACCTGCTCCGCCTACACCAGCGCCGGCACGGTCGATCTGCTCGTCGTGTGGAACTAGGCCGTGAACGGGATCCGCAGGTCCACCAGGGAGACCGAACCGCGCTGGGTGCCGTCGCTGGTGATTTTGCAGCGCACGGCCAGGTAGCGTCCAGTTGACGTCGTGGTGTCGGTTCCGCCGGTTTTCACGTTGACGGTGCTGCTCGACTGGTAGGTCGTGGCGGCGGCGGGGCTGGCGGACGTCGAGCGCGTCACGGACCAGGTGATGGTGGCGGAGTCGCCAACGATGGTGTTCTCGGCCTGGACGAGCGCCAGGCGGACGTTGGCGTCCGTGACGGTGGCCGAGTCGGAGCCGAGGTCGATGCTGGACACGATGACCTGGACGGCCCCCGTCGTGTCATACCCGGAGCCGCCTCCCCCGGGTGGGATGACAGGGCCACCTTCTCCCATGGCGTAGCTGTCCGTCCAGTAGTACCAGTCGATCGTATTGGCACCCCCAAGGCCGCCGTTGTCCGCGTACATGCCGACGCGCAGCAGGGTGCCCGCGGCGATCGAGGAGGTCGACGAGAAGAGGACCCAGTCCGTGGATGCGGTCGGCGGCGTGCTGCTCGTCGAGGTGGAGTAGTACAGGCGCACGGTGCCGCCTACGATGTCGGCCATGAGCCAGACGCCGTTGGTGACGACCGCCGTGGAGCCCAGGCCGACGTCTCCTGCGCTGGATCCGCCGACGACGAAGACGCCGCCCGCGTACCCGGTTGCGATATTCACGACCGTTGTCGGGGCGCTATCCGGGCAGATGCGGATCCCGGCGAACTCGTAGTTGGCGTTGCAGTCGTGGCGGACGCGCGTGATCCAACGCTGGATCGCCTGCATCGGCCGGTAGAGACGGTAGCGATGGGGGGCGGTGTTGGAGCTCGACGCCGAGGCGCTCGCGGCGTGCGCCCAGGCGAGCGTGCCCGCGTTTCGCGTGGCCGTCGTCAGCTTTCCGCTGTTCGCGTAGGTCCAACCGGGGGATGTCGAGGTGAGATCGTTGACGGAGGAGCCGAGGAAGGTGGGCTGCTCGGCGAGGCGAAGAAGACCGCGGTAGCGCTCGATCCCGGTGGCGAGAGTAGGCCGAGGGTCCGCCACGACGTAGCGAGAGCTGACCGACACCGTGCCGGCCGATGCCGCGTAGCTCGTGCTTGTGCCGTCCGCGCGCCGGAGGGTCAGTCGGCCGGTGACCTGATCGATCCACAGCACACCGAAGCCCGCAGGCGGCGACGCCACACTGCGCGCCACAGGCACAGCTCGCCCGCGAAAGCGCCTCTCGATCGCTGAGAGTTGGTCGAACATGGACCGGATCACCCGAACACCTCCTCAGACGTCGGATACACCACCGCGCCGATCGTGACGGTGTTGGACGCATAGTCCGGGCTGACCTGGGTGACGTAGATGATCCGCCCGGCGTAGCCGTCCCGCGTGGTGGATAGCCGACCGCGAAGACGGGTCGTCGTGACGTAGGGGGTTGAGCCCGGCGCGAGCTGGGCGAACCACAGGCCGGACAGGACCAGCCGGATCTCCTCAGGGATCCGGCAGGCGCTCTCCGTCAGGCGCCCAGTGACCTCGTCGCGGACCGCGGCCTCGTTGGCGTACACCCGATCGGAGAGGTCATAGGTCTTCGAGCTCGTCGCGGGCAGCGTCTGAATCGCATCCGTCGACGTCGAGGATCCCGTAGCTGTCGTGCAGATGCACGACGCGTACTCCGTGGCCGCCGCCGAAGACCAAAGCCCCACGAACTGGCAGGAGACGATGTCGGCCTCGGCGATCTCGAAGGCGTCGTCGTACGGTGCTGCCGTGGAGCTCGTGTGCAGTTCGCCGCCGCGGACCGTCAGTAGGCCCATGCGCGTGGTGAGGTACAGGCCGGCGTCCGCAAGCAGCGCGGACAGCCAAGTGTACGGATCCTCGATCGGCTCCTCGACGATGACCTGCCAGGTGATCGATCCGGAGGCGGCGACCACGACGAACGTACGCCAGCCCTGGATATCGTCGACGTCGACCAGGTCGGTTGGGACGCCCCACCCCCAGGACCTGGGGTAGTCGTCCCAATCCATGCCGGAGCCGGCACCCTGCGAGATGAGGAGGCGCCGCGCGATGTCGAGCGGATGGCCCTCCAGGTACGCGACCTCGTCGACCGCCGAGCCGATGGCCGCCGTCGTAACGGCGAGCCCGAACCCGCCGTCCGTGCAGCCGGTAAACGTGGTGGCGGTCGAGCCGGTGGCCAGGATGTAGTACGGATCATCGCCGCTTGACGGCGTGACCTTGACCCCGTAGCTCCCGCCCGAGTCGCGCTCGAAGCCGGTGGTACTGGCGACGTTCAGGGTGCCCGTGCCTGTGTAGTCGGAGGTTGCGACCGTCGTCGATGCGCCGAGCCCAGAGAACAGCGGCAGATCGGCCAGCGTGGTGGTGAGTCGCGACGCCAGGACCTGGAGCGGGTCGCTCAGCGTCAGCGTCCACGCAGGCTCCACGCCCGAGATGTCCTGCAGCGCGCCCCAGGCGACGACCTCGAAGTCCGACGGAGCCCAGCCAACAAAGCCCATCTCCAGCACGAGGACCGTGCCACGCGTCACGGCCGAGAGCAGGCCGGAGATGTCGCCCGACAACGGAATGGTGGCGCGGCCAATCGTGCTCGACCACGAGACCGGCGTCACCCGCGATCCCTGCACCTGAGGAGGGCCGCTGATCAAGACCTCGTCCTCCAGGTACCCCGGGGCGCTGGAGATGCAGTAGTCGGCCCCGGGCTCCAGATAGATCCGGCGCGTTGAGAGCCGCCACACGGGACGGAAAACGGGCTTTGCAAGCTCGTCCATAAAGCGCGCAGACCAGGCCATCAGCTGCGACCGTAGCGGAGCGGCAGGCCCCGCCAGGAGGAGCTTCGCGCCGCGGCCAGGCCGGCCGTGCCGCGACCGATGAGGGCCCCGAGCGACATCCCGGCCGAGCCCGGGATCACGGTCGTTCCGCGCAGCCCGACGTCGCCGCGGCCGATGATTGTGGAGGGATCCTCGGGCACCGCGGAGAAGATGCCCTGGTCGACCTCCAGCTCCAGGTCGAGTTCCCAGGTGATCCCCCGATCGCTGCTGATCCGCAGCCGGTTGAGCTGATCCTGCGGAAGAAACAAAGCCGGAAAGAAGCCGGCATATCGAACCATGGGACGCTGATCGTCGAAGGTGTTCCGCATCGCGGTTTCGATCGTCATCTGGTTGGACGCGTTGATCGCGCTGTAGGTCGTGACCTCGCGTCGGCCGGCGGGGTTGCCTTGCTCGATCACGATCTCATCCCCGGCAGCGAGCGCGGCTGAGGCCGACCACACCGAGAAGGCGTTTCCGCCGGTGTAGAGGAGGGTGTCCCCCTGCTCCGGCCAGGTGCCGCTGATCCAGCCCGCCCAAGTCTTGGCGTGGTTCCACGAAAACCCGACGCGCCCGCCGGCCAAGAGATGATCCTCGACGTTGCGCCACATCCGGACGAGCGAGGCATCAGAGGTGCGGTCGCGCCGGATCACCACGCGCATGGCCGCCGGGCCGAGCACGGACGACACGATTCCTGTGCCGCCGTAGCTATCGGCCCGCGCGCGCGTCGGGAGGGGGTAACAGTCGGAGATGTTGCGACCGAAGTCGTGCGCCGTCAGCGGGCCGTCGTCGGTGTAGTACAGGTAAAAGTACGGGTTCGCCACGGTTACACCCCGTATCCGCGAGCGCGAGCGCTCTGCACGCCGCGTTCGAAGCTCTCATCATCGACCTGGATCACGGCGGTGATCTGCATCCCTCCGGCGCCGTAGCCGACACGCGCGCCGACGGTACGACCCATCCGCGCCTCTTGGCGGGACGTGCCACGGCTGCCCGTACGGAGGACCTCTTCGCCACGTTCGAGTTGGTAGAGGCCAGTCTGGGGAACAAACGAGGAGCCCGTGTCGTAGCCGCCGCGCTTGGCGTGCGCGGCGTCGTACGCCCGATCCGCGCCCGCGTCGCGACCCGATCCGCCTCGACCGGAGACCTTGCCGGACGTCGAGGTGCCCGCGAGAGGATCGTCGGGACCGCCGCCGAAGGCCTCGTTGAATGCGGAGACGATCGCGTCTCCGATGCCTGTCCAAAAGTCCGCAGTGAAGATCGACAGGAATCCCTTGATCAGCGCGATCGGGAGCTCGATGACGAGCGAGATCAGGAGGTTGGCTGTGGTCCCAACGATGCCGCCCACCAGTCCGCCGATGAGCTCGGGAAAAGACGCCGTAAAGCTGTCGATAAAGTCCGGGATGATCGTGGCGAAGCTGTCGGAGAAGATCGAGCCCATGTTGTCGGCAAGTGTCGACGGCAGGGAGCCGATCGCGTTCATCAGTCCCTCGTGGTAGTCCTGAAATCCTGCGAGAGAATCACCAAGATTCGTCACCAACTCCACGAGCCCGGCGATCAACTCGCCCCAGGGGCCCGCGTTGGACAGCGCGTTGACACCCGCCTCGGGGCCGCCAGTGACACCCTCTCCGGTGGCGCGGATGGCGCTGTCGCTGTTGGCTTTGCGCTCCTCAGCGAGCTTCTTTTCGGCCTCCGCCAACTCCTCGGTGGCGCGGCGTTGGTCTTCGAGCGCCGCCATCTCCGCCTCAGCGGCCATCAACATGACCGCCTCGGTCTGCTCTCGCTCCTCGGCGCGCCGGCGCAGGTTTTCGCGGATCTCCCGCTCGTCCGCCGCGTAGTGCGCGGCGAGCTCGCGCTCTGCCTCCCCCTCGCGCTTTTTCTCCTCGGCAGCTGCCTTTGCGGCGGCAGCGGCGGCCTTCGTAGCTTCCTCGTCGAGCCGGTGCTTATCCCCGAGAAGTTCCACCTTGGTCGCCAGGTCCTCGGTGGCTTGCTGGTACGCCTGGAGGCGCTCTCGAGCCTGGGCAGCGGCGGCGCTGTCGGCCTTGGTTGCGCCCTCCGCCTCGGTGGCCGCAGCGGCGCGATCGTACTCCGCTCTCAGCAGCGCCTCGGTGGCGGCGCGCTGCTCTTTCAGGCGTTCGATCTTGGCGTTCGTCGCCGCCTGATCCTCGTCGAGCAGCCCGTTTGCGATGGCGAATTCGGTGTTGAGTGCATCGACGGAGCCGCGCCACAGGTCGACCGAGGCCTGCATCGCGCTGGCGGTCGCGGCCGCAGCGGCGGCCTTGCCCTCTGCCTCCGTGAGCTGCTCGTTGAGGTACAGGTAGGCGGCGCCCAAGGCTGTGACGGCGATCCCAACCGGGCCGGCCACCGCACCCAAGGACGCCAGAGAAATCCCGCTGGCCTTGGCGGCCTGACTGCCCACCTCGAGCGCGTCGAACAGGTCATTGGCGATGCCGGCCACCTCGCCGAGCTCCGGCGAAAGGAGCGAGGCGGAGCCGCGGAGCTGCGCGAATCCGCGACCGAGGTTGCTGGCGCCGCCCTCGACGAGGTCGAGCGCCACCTCCGCACGCTTGGCCTCCGCCGCCACACTCTTAAGCGCCGGTGTCCCCTGGTCGATGATTCGAAGGGTCTCCTCAATCGCCATGGATCACCCCACCACGATGACAGGCATGATCTCCGTCAGCCGCCGCCGCGCCTCGGCCTCGGCCTCCTCTCCGATCTGAAGGCAAAGCCGATCGAAGCTCAGATCCTCCATCGACCGTCGCCGCCAGCTGGAGGGAGGCCCCCCGTACGTCTTCGCCAATTGGTGACAGAGGAGGCACAGATCACGCTCCTCGGCGGCGAAATCGCTCCAGGCGATCGAGCGCTGCGCCTCCATCGGTACACAGGGACCAAATCGCCGAAAAGAGAGCCTCCTTCGTCGTGTCGTTGAGTCGGCCGTCCCAAACGCGCGGAGGGCTCGCCGATGCGTCCGCCTCCTCCCTTGTCGCGACCAGCCGGATTGGCTCCCACACGTCGGAGCCAGGGATCTGGGTAGCGACCGTGCCGACTCGGACGAGCGCGGCGCGGTTCGCGCGAAGACGGCCTTGATAGGCGGGATCCTGAAACGCGTCGACCTGACGCGCCAGCCGGACGGTGGACAGGTCGCGGATGTACGCGGGCTCGTCGAGCCGGCCGTCCCCGTCCGTGTGCCGGGCCCGGATGTCTTCCTCCTGGGCACGCTCGGCCGCCGTCTTCGGGAATGCCATCAGCGTGAGCGTGCCACGGCGCTCGGCCGGCAGTTCGTTCGTGACACGCTCCACCTTCCAGCGCAGCCCGCCCGCCTCGACGATGTCCTCGGCGGTCTCGTTGAGGAATTCGATTGCACTCATGCTGCGATACCGCTGCTCTGGGTGTTGACGACCTCGATCGTGCAGCCCGAGTCGGAAGATCCTGCATGCCCCTTGAACACGGCGCGCGTCGAAATGAGCCCAGCACCCGACAGCGGATCGGCGCACTCCACACACGTGACGTTGTGCAGAGTGATCGTAAAGGTGTCCGACGTGCTCGGCTCGGTGAACACCGCGGTAAATCCGGCGGAGGTGCCGGCGAGGTGCGCGTTGTACAACGTCTCGACGGTCGCGTAGAGTTCGACCTCGACCGTGAATTCGGAGTGATCTCCGCGCTGCGGGGAGCTCGTGTAGAGCGAGGACATCTCCGCGACCTCGGTGAGTTTGTTGTCGATCACCAGTTTGATCGACCTGACCTTGTATGTCACGGAGTTGAACGTGAATCCCGACGAGGCGAGGTGATGGCCGACAATGCGATAGGGGACGGATGGCGAGGGAGTGCCACCGGCCGCGCGCGCCTGCGTCCCCATTCCGATAAAGTCAGCCTCCCAGGTGCCGATCTCGTTCGCCTTCATGTTGAGCGTGAGCTTCGACACGCGGAGGCCGTAGTGTTCCTCGGCGTTGCCGCTGGTGCCGCGCACCGACTCCCCCGTCAGGCCCGCCGGCAGCGCGAGCGCGTGGGTGTACGTGTGGGTGTAGGGCCCCGCGCCGGACGACGACAGCGACCCGAGGGCGTGCTTCAGCAACAGTCCCATCCCGCGGTAGGAGAGAAATCCGGAAACGGCACCGCCGACCTTCTTTTTCGTGATGATCGACTCGCCATGCGTGGCGTAGCCCGTCGTGTGCGCGAGATTGTTGACCTCGACATACTCCGCGGCGGCCATGAGGCTGTTGCTGGTGATCCGGAGCCACACGGTACGTGCAGCCTCGGTGCCGGCGGTGACCTCCTCGCCGAGCCCGAAGAACGAATTGGCGGTGATCGACACGGAGCCTCCTTAGGATTCGTCCGCGTTGCGGACGGACAGCCAGACATAGAAGATGAGGGTTTGAAGCTCGGTCGTTACGACCGTGACCTCGACGGTGTACTCGCTGCCGTCCGAGCCTGCGGTGAGGTACAGCCGCGGCCCCTCGGGGTAGAAGCGGATCTTGGCCTCGTCGATCATCGCGCCCTGCGCTGCGCCGGCAAGTGTCACCCGGTAGGAGACGTAGTCGATCTCCTCGCACCGATAGTCACCACCCCAGGGCTGGCCCTTTCGGCGGCGCCCAAGCGCCTCGCGCACGTCGAGCGTGAAAAAGATCGACTCCCCGGACGCCTTTTGAAGCTGTGCGCGTGGACGCTGGGCTCGGAAATTCTCCCGAATCGCCGGGATGAGCTTGCCCAGCGGGGCGCACACCGCGATGTACCCGGTCTTGACCGCGCCGGCGACGAAGCTCCCGGCGGCGGAGCTGACGCTGCTGTTGCCCCAGACGAGCCAGATCTGACACATCTCGCCGGCCGGAAGTGCGTAGTTGTCGATCTGGATTGTGCCGCTTCGGGTGGCGTACACCCAGGCGGAGAGCTGGTAGACCAGGAGCGTTTTCCCGTCCGCGTCGACGAGGCGGACGTCGTCGCCGTCGCTCTGCACCGTCGTCCAGAACAGATCCAAGTCCGTCGGCAGCACCACCTGCACGTCGGAGGAGCCAGCCGCGCCGCCGGTGTTGTCCACTGCGATGGGGTAGCTGTAGGCGAATGTGTTGGTATTGTCGGTGTACACTCACACCCCCACGAGGCTGGTCGATTCCCACCAGCCACGCCACTCGACGAAGGCGATCGCGACGCCCGGCATCTCCAGCCGCGAGCCATCGAGTACGCAGCCGGTGAAGCCGCTGTCAAGGCAGACCCCGATCGCCGGGCTGGTCTGGAGGCGGGTCGTCACGTCGTCGAGCGCGTCGAGCGCGGCGAAGAGCCTGCTCTCGGCGGCGCCCGAGTTTGCCGGCACCCAGACCTGGATCTCGACCGTCAGATCGCGGCGCCAGGAGCCCAACTCCTCGGAGCGCTTGCTGTCGACTCGGCGGACATCGATCCACGCACACGGGACCGGAGCCCCGCGCACCGGAGAGCCGATCTGCGCACGTCCGGCGGCGGACAGGTCGACGGTGCCCAGACTGGCGCTCAGCAGCGTCTGGAGGGCCGCCAGGGTGGTACGCACATCAGACGCCACTGGAGCCCCCGATCGTCGCACGGACGCGCGCCAGGGCGCGGGCGCGAAGGTCTCCGCGGACGGAGACCATCGCGTCAGCGATGAAGTGGAGTGGACGGAGGGTGACCTCGCGCACGGCGCGGTAGCTGCCGTCGACCTGCGGGATCATCAGGTACCCGCCGGCCTTGGCGCGGACCGTGCCACCTTCCTCCTGAATCCGCAGCCAAGGCACCTCGCCGACATCGCCGTAGACGCGGGCGGTGATCGCCGAGCCCGAGGCCGAGGCCTCCCCGCGGATGGCGCGCAGCGCTGCGCTCGGGCGCATCCGCTCGGCAGCCAAGCGCCGCGCCCGTGCCGCGATGTCGCCGGCCAGGTCGCGCGCCTCGTCGAGCAGCTCACCGGGGAGTGCCCGTGCCGCATGGTCGAGCCGGGCGCCGTACTGGGCGAGGCTCTCGCTCATGCCATCGCTCGGGGCAGGACGAAGGCACCCAATCCGGCAAGAATGAAGTCAGGGATGTAGTCGCGCTCGCCGCCCACACGGGTCAAATCGCGGAATGCGGTCGACCCTCCGTTGGCGCCGCTCACCGAGTCGAGCCCCTGGTTTTGCCGCTGGTCGAACAGGTGCTTCACGTACGCACACACCAGGTCCTTCAGACCGTCCGGCGTCGGCTGGGTGATGGTCGCGCCGTCAGAGATCGAGGCCGCCGTGGTGCCCTCCGCGCCGCGCGTGCAGCCCGTCAGGGTGGTGGACGTGCGCCCGGTGAAGGTGATGACCTCGGAGCCGACCACGACGCGCCCCAGGCCGCCGGTGTCCAAGTAGAACCGCGCCGTACTCGCCACCGTGATCGTGGTCGCGGAGCTGGTGTGCGCCCCCGACACCGTGGAACTGCCGTTGTAGCCGGCGTAAAAGGTGACGCGATTGGCGCCGGCGGAGGGGCTCCAGGCGCAGCTCGAGGTGGACACCAGCCGCGCCACGCTCGCGCGGCGGATCGAGATGTCGGCGACAGGGACGGCCTCCTCATCACCCCCGAAGTCCGCGGCGGGGTCGATCGCTGCCGAGGCCACTGAGCACACCGGGTACACCTCCAGGTCGAGCTCACGGCCGCTCAGCGCCGCCAGGTCGAGCACATAGGTACGCGCCTCCATCGTGGGCGCCGGCCCGGGGTACCCACAGCGCGCGGCAAAAACGCGATCGGCACGCCCGATGAGCGTGCTGATGAAGGCATCCTCCGTCGTCGAGGAGGACGTCAGCGCAGGGATGTGCGCCTTTGCCTCGGCGACGGTGACGAGCACGTTACCCCCTCGGCTTCAGCGCTTCGACTCGCTCGCAGCACGCCGTTGCGACCGCCTCGGCGCCCGTCATCTTGGCGGCGAACGCCAGCGTCGTGAGCTCGGCGTCGGCCTTGCCGGCCTTGACCTGCTCGGCGGCATCCTTGGCGCCGAGCAGCTTGCGGCCGGCCTCGGAGAGCACGGGGAGCCCGTCCAGCGCGCGCGCCGGGTCGGACGGGTAGAGCTCGCGGCGGTCCGCGTCGGCGCGGATCTGCGCCTTCAGCGCACCCGAGATGCGCGCCGCATCGACCGGCTCACCGGAGACGATGCGGACCGTACCGCCCGGAGGCAGCGTCGCGGGCCGCTTCATCATCCCGGCGATGTCGGCGGGGACGCGGACCTCCTTCCCGGGCGGAAATTCCACGCCCTTCAGCCGGAAGGCGCCGGGACCGTCGTAAGCGACGACGCAGAACGTGAGGACGCTCACGGTGCACGCTCCGTGTACTCCACCATGATGGTGCAGTTGTACGCCTTCCCGCTGCCGGAGTGGGCCACGCGGAAATTGAACGGCGCCGCCTGCGAGCACTCGCAGCTGGAGTCGTTGCCGGTGAGCGTCCAGTTGACCGGGGTCCGCGCCGTGAGGGCGCCGCCGCCGCTGATCTGGGTGGTGATCGCCGTCGCGATCGCGGTGGTGCCGCAGTACGGCGTACGCGTGACGTAGTCGGTATTGTCCGCCGTCAACGCAACGTTTGGGACCTCGGTGATCTTGATGATCTTCCACTTGCCGGTGCTGGTCAGGGGGGCGATGTCCACCTCCCCCGCCGCACCGGCGGCGACGTTGATCACAAAGTTGGCGCGTCCATTTTCCATGGTGAAAACTCCTCGGCCGAGGCCGGACAATCAGAGGTTGTAGATGAACGCGCAGGGCTCTTCGCCAGTGACGAGCTCCTTGACCAGGATCGAGCGGCGCGTGAGTCCGAGGATCTGCTGGCCGCGCTCGGCGCGGTACACGTCGTAGTCCTCGGAGCCCTCCTCGAGTTCGTAGTGAACGAACGCCTTGGGGTTGACGTACACCATCTCGTTTCCGAGGTTGGAGCCCGTGTAGAGGCCGCTCGACGTGTCGAACTGCTTGCCCATGACCTCGGAGATGTAGATCGGCTTGCCGCCGATCGACCCCGCCGTGGCAACCGTCGTCATCCCGGGCGACCCGGTGATCAGCGAGGCGTACGGCCCCATCTTGTCGACGGTGAGGAAATTGCTGTTGCCCACGAGCTGGGTGAGCAGACAATTCAGCCCGGTGATGATGACCGCGTCGCGCTCATGCACACCCATCAGCGCGAGCGCTGCGGTGTGGTCGCTGATGTCCCAGGTGCCACCACCCGATGCAGTGTTGCTGTCGTCCACCGCGATACGGCGGAAGCCCTTCCAGGCTCGCGTGAGCTTGTTCGATCCGGCCAGCGCGCCCGCCGAGAACAGCCCGTTGAACGTCCACGTCGAGAGCGTGTCTTCGTGGGTCGCCGTCGTGTCGCCGTGGAGGAAGGCGATTTCCAGGCCGAGCAGATCTCCCTCGTCGAGCCAGGAGCTGACGAAGCCGAGCGGATCGCCGAGGATCTTGGCGGCATCCACCACCCAGAGCTTGTCCGTCCGGGCGTTCACGTCGCGATCGACCACGGTCACTGTGGTGGACGTCGTCGAAAAGTTGCTCGTCTCGAACATCGACGGGTCATCGCCGATGACGCCGCGGACGGTCGGGATCGCCCGGCCCGTCACGGAGAGCGGGGTGAAGCTCTTGCTCGGGGCGGGGCGGCTCTGGATGAGGCCCGGGATCCGGCGCATCATGTCGGAGGGCCGGCGCAGCGTCGTGAGCTGCGGGTTGAAGATCAGCTCGCCGCCGCTGCCGGTGGTGTTGCTGATCGCGCGGAGCTCGGCGGCCCAATCGGCGCGATCAAGGATCGACCGGAACCAGGCACCAGAGCGCCCCGGGAGATCCTTCAGCTCGCGCTGGAGGGTGGAGAGCGCCTGGGGGAGTACGCTGTCGACTGACCAGATGGAGCGCGTGCCCTGGGCGAGGCCCTGGGCCCGCTTGAACGCCAGTGCGTAGCTGCCGTACGCGCGCTGCACGCGCGCCTGGGCTGCGGTGACCGGGGCCTCGGTCAGCATGCCCTGTCGGACGAATTCGAACGGGGTGCCGTCCGGGAGCATGGTCCGCACCTTGTGGCGTCCGAGCATCGGCCGCCCCTCGGTGTCGAGGTAGCGGCGCTCGAAGTCGCCGATATCGCCGAGCGGGACGATTTCCACGCCCTCGGAGCGCTTGGCCGCGGCGAACTTCGCCTCGAGCGCGGGGAGCGCGGCGTCGACGCGCTCGCGGACCTTGGCGGCGTCGCCGGCCACCTCGCGGATCGCCGAGATCGCCTCGTTGAGGCCAGACGCCCACTCCGCATCCGAAGAGTCGCGCGAGATCGGCTTCAGGTCGTGGAGGCGCTCGACGGCGCCTCCACCGCCGGCGCCACCGTCGGCGGGTGCGTGGCAGGTCGAGGCAAGCAAAAGGAAGAGATGACGCATGGTCAGGACCTCGCGAAGCGGGAGCGGAGAGAGCGATCCGCCACCTGGGGCGGCGGCGAGCTGGAGAGGATGGAGCGGAGCAGTGCAGCCCCGTCGTCCGTACGGAGGTAGCGATCGACGGCGCCGGCGAGGATCAACTCACCGGCCGGAGAGCGGAGGAGCGCCTCGGCGCGGGCGCTGGCCCAAGCCTCGACGCCAGGAGCGTCCCGAAGCGCCAGGAGCGTCCGCCGCAAGTCGAGCCCGCGGACCTCTTCGCCCCGGCCGAGCTGCTCGAGCTGGGCCCAGGCGCGGACGTCGACGGCGTTGGGATCAGAGGGCACCGGGGTAACCGAAGCCTCGATAAAGCGGTTCGGATCTCCCTCGGTGCCCATGATCCGGCCCTCGATCCGCGTGCCGCACTCGTCGGTGCGCGCCTCGCGGTAGCGAGGATGATCCTTGGGCAAGTCGCCGCGCAGCATCGAGCCGCCGGGGCGCCAGCCGACGGACGTGGAGCGGAGGTGCCCACTCCGCACCATCGAGGCGGCCAGCCGCGCGTCGGGGACGTCAGGCGAAAAGTCGGCGGAGGCCAGGAGCGAGCGCCCCTTCAGCTTGCGCCCGTCTGCGGCGGTTGACTCCCAGTCGGAGATGGCCGGCGAGCGCCACTGTCCGAGCCCGAGCGGGGCCGAATTGCGTACACTGTGGTTGAGCAGGATCGGCCCGATCCCCGCCTCGATGCGAGAAAGATCCCAGTACTGCTCGACGATGTTTCCATCCTCGGCCTCGCCGTCCGTGGACAGGCGAAACACGGGCATCGCGTCGGCCCGGAGCTCGTTTCCGTCGGCCCCCAGGAGGACCGAGGCGCCCGAGTCGCGCCGATCGGTGAGGACGAGACCGATCCCATACTGCGTCTCGCGCGCGGCGATGCCGACCGAGAGCAGAGAGAGCATCGCGAGACGAGTCATGGCAGGAGGCTACGAGCGCGCGCGCGCCGTGTCAGCGTGACATCTGTGTCAGGGTACGCGCCCGAATCGATCTGAAAGACGGATAACCGACCGGGATTCGTTCGCTTTTGGGTTGGATACGTGCTGATCTCCATTCGCTCCGACCGGATCGCGGGGGGCGTCCAACGTCGACCCCGTTTCCGGGCCCGGCACGCTGGAGTCGGTGGGCTGCCCCGCCGAGAGGATTTCCCCTTCGGGGCTCGCCCAGTCGCCGAAGCCCTCGATCTCCTTGGCTTGGTCGACGGTGTAGCCCATGTCGTGGACGAGGCTCTTGACGCGCGCGATTGACTCTGTGCGGAGCTGCGCGTAGCCGGGATGTTGGGAGAGATCCTGGCGGCTGGTGATCTGCTCGTCGGCTGCACCGTCGCGGCCACCCGCTACCCGGGCGAAGTGCTGGGCAAGGGGGCGGAGCAGGCCCGCCTCGACCACGCTGCAGATTCCCTCGTCTGCGTCGGCCTGTACGCGGAATTGCATCGCCGCATTTGCATAGGTGCCGGCATCGATTCCGACCCATGCGGCACACGTTCCTGTCGCGACGAGCGCAGCCTGCCGGGCTGCGGTGTGCAGCTCGGGCGCGCGGAGGTCGGTCGGCTTCAACCCGCCGTCGTTGATCTCGATGTCGTCGGAGACGGCGATCACCCTGCGGCCGTTCGGCCCCTTGATCGCCTGGATCACGGCGTCGAGCGCCTTTTCTCGATTCTCCTTGTTGGCCATGAAGTTTTTACCGGTCGCGCCTTTTCCCACGATCCGGAGATCCGCGCCCCCCTGCTCGATCATGTTGGCGGTTTGCTCGATGGCCACACCCTCGGCGCGCGTGAGATAGCGCATGGGCGTACCTGCTCCGACCCCGAACGCCTGCCGGCCGTTGCGTTGCCAGGACAACAGGGCTCCAATGAAGACCTGGTCGAGCGGGTAGCGACGCCGCTCGTTGCCCTCGACGTAGACCAACTCGTCCACGCCGTTGAGCCTCTCGATGGCGCAGCTACCCGGATGGAGCCGCGTCAGCCCGGAGATGTAGCCGCTCTCGCCGACCGTCGGGAGCACGATGAAGCTGCCGATCTGGATCAGGTCAGCGATGATCTGCGCGCACAGCCGCTCCCAGCTCAGCGGCGCCAAGGAAAACCGAGTCGTCGGGTCCGGCCGCTGGAGGAGCCGGTAAAACGCCGCCACCCAGGGCCGGCTCGGGTCGAGACGCTCGAGCTTGCCGCCGGCGAGCGAAAAGCCGCGGTACACCACCACTGGGTAGTTGGCGAGCGACAGAGCCCGTCGGGTGATTGCGCCGTAGACGGTCGGCGAGGTCGCGAGCGCCGCGAGGTCGGACTCGGCGAGGGGCTGGGTGGCGACCCTGCCGGAGCTGATGCCGGGGCGAGGAGGACTCGTCCGGAGCGCGGCAGAGAGCGCGGTCGCCACCACGGCCAGCCGGGCGTAGGTCCGAGCAAAGGGATCGGTGAGGGTGGAGTACCAGGCCATGCCGAATGGCGTACGACTCACCCGCCGCGCGGGCTACGTGACATCTGTGTCAGGGCGCCGGGCGGGTCGCGTTTTGCCTCGCATGGAAAAATTT